GTGAATTAATCAAGATCTATTCTATTGACATTGAAACTAAAACTGAAGATGGCTTTCCTAACATGGAAACAGCCAATGAAGAACTTCTTCTAATTACTGTTCAAGATAATAACACAAAAGAAATAACAACCTTCGGTGTTGGACCTGTACTTGGTCTTGATCATAAGATTAAATATATTCAGTGTAAGAGCGAGGAACATCTACTGAGGGAGTTCCTTTCTTTCTGGCGTCTAAGTCCACCTGATGTTATCACTGGTTGGAACATCGAGTTCTTTGACGTTCCTTATCTCATCCGCAGAATTATTAATGTTCTAGGAGAAGCGCAGGCTAAAAAGATTTCTCCTTGGGGACTTATCAATGAACGCAGAATTGTTGTTAAGGGTGTTGAAGAAATTAGCTACGACATCGCTGGCATCAGTTCTCTTGACTATCTTGACCTCTATCGCAAATATACTTACTCTGCTCAAGAATCATATAAACTTGATCATATCGCATACATTGAACTCGGCGAGAAGAAGAAAGAAAATCCTGGCGATTCCTTCAAAGATTTCTACACAAATTACTGGAATGAGTTCGTAGAATATAACATTCATGACGTTCGTCTAGTTGACAAACTAGAAGATAAGATGCGCTTGATTGAACTTCAATTGACTATGGCGTATAACGCTAAGATCAATTACGTAGATGTCTTCAGTCAGGTTCGTATGTGGGACGCAATCATCTATAATCATTTGCGTGATAAGAACATTGTTATCCCACCTAACAGTGGTAATAAGAAAGACTCTGCGTTTGAAGGTGCGTATGTTAAAGATCCTTTGCTTGGTCTACATAAGTGGGTCGTGTCTTTTGACTTGAACTCGCTATATCCGCACTTGATTATGCAGTATAACATTTCGCCTGAGACTCTCAAACCTGGCAGAGTTCAAACTAATGTTGAGCGACTTCTTGCTGGTACTGTTGATACTCAGATGCTTATCGATCGCGATCTAACAATGACTGCTAATGGTGTTTGCTATGATAAGAGCAAGCAAGGTTTTATGCCAGCATTGATGGAAGAAATGTATGCTAACCGAAGCAAGTTTAAGAAACAGATGTTGAAAGTTCAGCAAGAGTATGAGAAGACCAAAGAGAAATCTTTGCTGAAAGAAATCTCTCGTCTGAATAATCTGCAGATGGCTATGAAGATTGCGTTGAACTCCGCTTATGGTGCGATGGGTAACCAATATTTTCGCTACTTTGATATTCGCATGGCTGAAGGTATTACGACTTCGGGACAGCTGTCTATTCGCTGGATTCATGACAAGATGAATGCGTTTATGAACAAAGTTCTAAAGACTAAAGATGCTGATTATATTATTGCAGTTGACACCGATTCTATCTATGTCACATTTGAGAAACTTGTTGACACATATTACCCAGATCATCCTGTCGATAAGACGATTAGTTTTATGGATCGTTTCTGTGAAGACAAGGTTCAACCATTTATTGATGGATGTTATAATGAACTAGCATCTATGATGAATGCTTATTCGCAGAAGATGCAGATGAAGCGTGAAGTTCTTGCGGATAAAGGTATCTGGACTGCAAAGAAACGCTACATATTGAATGTGCATAACTCTGAGGGTGTTCAATATGCTGAGCCGAAGATTAAAGTCATGGGACTTGAGATGGTTAAATCTTCAACCCCAGCTGTTATTCGTGATAAATTAAAAGACTCTATTAAAGTTATTCTTGCTGGTGATGAATCTATACTACATAAGTATGTTATGGATTTCCGAGAAGAGTTTAATAATATGTCTGTTGAAGAGATTGCTTTCCCACGTGGTGTGAATGGAATTAAAACATATGCAGGAACCAGCTCTGTCTATGCTAAGTCAACACCGATTCATGTGAGGGGAGCGTTGCTTTATAATCATTATATTAAACAGAAGAAACTTACACACATACACCAGCTTATTAAAGACGGAGAGAAGATTAAGTTTGTTTATTTGAAAACACCAAACCCAATCAATGAAGATGTTATTTCTTTCTTGGGAACTTTACCTCGTGATCTAAATTTACATAAGTATATTGATTACGATAAACAGTTTGAAAAGGTTTTCCTTGATCCTCTGTCAAACGTAATAGAACCTTTGGGTTGGCATGTCGAAGAACAAGTCACCCTTGAATCATTTTTCGAATAGGAGTAGGTATGAATAAATTTTATGCAGCAGTTGGATTTCTTTTCTTGGTGTTAACTCTACCAGCAAAGGCAAACCCATATGACTATAAAGTAACACGTGTTCTTGATGGCGACACTGTTGAGTTCGAAGCAAAGTTTATGCCACCACCACTAAAACCAACATTGGTTATTCGTGTTCTTGGTGTTGATACACCAGAAAAAGGTGGACGTGCGCAGTGTGAGCAAGAAGCAAAGATGGGCGCAATGGCAACTGCCTTTACAAAGAAACAAGTTGCCGAAGCAAAGAAAATTCAAATCGAACTAAAAGAGCATGACAAGTTTGGTGGTAGAGTTTTGGGTGATGTAATCTTGGATGGTAAGCGTTTATCTGAGTTGTTAATTGCAGCTGGTCTTGCAAGACCATACTTTGGAGAGAAAAAATCATCTTGGTGCAATTGACAAATACACAACCCAGCGGTATAATTAAATTATTTGGAGGATATTATGGATTTTTTAAAGACAATCGTCAAGGAATTAGATAATGAATATGCGGGTCTTGCTGATGATGGTGTTGTTGGTGACACTGCTGGGTTTATCGATACTGGTAGTTATGCCTTTAATGCACTGCTTTCAGGGTCAATACATGGTGGTTTGCCATCTAACAAAGTAACAGCACTTGCTGGTGAATCATCAACAGGTAAAACTTTCTATGCTCTTGGTATCTGTAAGCATTTCTTAAACAGTAACCCAAAAGCAGGTGTTGTTTACTTTGAAACTGAAGGTGCGTTAACAAAGGATATGTTAACTGAGCGAGGTATTGACACTCGCCGTTTTGTTATTGTTCCTGTGTCAACAGTTCAAGAATTTAGAACTCAAGCTACTAAGATTCTTGATGCGTATGAGAAAGAAAAGAAAGATAGTCGCCCACCATTACTGATGTGTCTTGACTCATTGGGTATGCTTTCAACTACTAAAGAGATGGAAGATATCGCTGAGGGTAAAGAGACTCGTGATATGACTCGTGCTCAACTTGTTCGTGGTGCGTTCCGTGTTCTATCATTGAAGTTGGCGAAACTTGATATCGCAATGATTGTTACTAACCATACTTACGCTGTCGTCGGTGCATATGTTCCAACAAAGACAATGGGCGGTGGTGATGGTCTGAAGTATGCAGCATCCACTATCGTGTTCCTGTCTAAATCTAAAGATAAGGATGGCACTGAGGTGATTGGTAACATTATCAAGTGCAAACTTGAGAAGTCTAGGTTCACTAAAGAACAATCTATGGTTGAAACTAAACTTTCTTTTAGTACAGGTCTAGATCGTTATCATGGATTGCTTGATCTTGCTGTTGAAGCTGGTATCTGGAAATCTCAAGGTGGTCGTATTGAATTAGAAGATGGTAAAAAACTATTCGGTAAGAACATTAATGAAAACCCAACAACATATTTCACTGAAGATATTATGAAGCGCATTGATGAATATTGTGCTGTCAAATACAAGTTTGGTAGTGATGTTGTTGTAACAGATGAGGAACTTGAAGATGAGCCAGAAGGAGTTTGAAGACTACGAAGTTTTGCCAGAAGCGACTGAAGATGGTTTTTACAAAATAAAAATCTTGTCTGGCAAATTCAATGGTTGCCTTTTTAACTTCGGTAAGGTAGAATTCCCTAATGAGAATGAACCTATCCTTTCTTTTGAATACAATCATTTAGAAGGCGATAGCGGTGGTGAAGATTCCAAGAAAGAATACGAAACCACTATCGGAAACATCCTCGTTGAAGTTATACGGAAAGCAATCGAACATAAAGAACTTATCTTTACAGGTGGAACTGAATGAGAATTGAGCAGTCTATTATTAGTAATTTGATTTTTGATGAAGAGTACTGCAGAAAAGTTATACCGTTTTTAAAAGATCAATACTTTGCGGAGAAGAAAGAAAGAATAATCATTTCAACGATTGTTCAGTTCTTCTCCAAGTTCAATAAACCTCTTACTAAAGAAATCCTTGGTATCGAAGTTTCTAACAGAACTGATATCACGGATAAAGAGCACGCTGATCTTCAGGTAACAATCCATGAGATAGAGCAGAAAGAAATCAATAAAGATTGGTTAATTGAACACACTGAAAAATTCTGTAAAGATCGTGCGGTGTATCTGGCGATTATGGATTCAATCAAAATTATTGAGGGTCGTGATGTTGCACACACAAAAGATGCTATACCATCTATTCTTTCTGATGCTCTTGCCGTTTCATTTGATAATCATATCGGTCACGACTATATTGAGAATTCAGATGAACGCTATGATTTTTATCATAGGATTGAAGAGAAAATACCATTCGATATTGATCTCCTTAATAAAATCACTAAGGGCGGTCTTTCAAAGAAAACCTTGAATGTCGCATTGGCAGGTACAGGTGTTGGTAAATCTTTGTTTATGTGTCACGTTTCTGCTCAAGCGTTACTTCAGAATTTGAATGTTCTATACATAACTATGGAGATGGCTGAAGAACGCATCGCTGAGAGGATTGATTGTAACTTGCTGAACCTAAGCATGGATGAATTGAAAGCAATTGATAAAGATATCTTTGATAATCGTGTCGCTAAACTTGCGAGTAAGACCAAAGGTAAACTTATCATCAAGGAATATCCAACAGCAACTGCGCACTCTGGTCACTTCCGTGCTTTGCTTGAAGAACTCAAGATGAAGAGAGAGTTTGTTCCAGATTTGGTAGTCATTGACTATCTTAATATCTGTGCTTCTCAAAGACTTCGTCAGGGGTCAAATGTTAATTCATATACATATATCAAGAGCATCGCAGAAGAGATTCGAGGATTGGCGGTTGAATATAATGTTCCGATTCTCAGCGCAACTCAAACAACTCGTTCTGGTTTCACAAGCAGTGATCCTGGACTTGAAGATACTTCTGAATCGTTTGGTCTACCAGCGACAGTTGACTTTATGTTTGCGTTGATTAGTACTGAGGAAATGGAACAACTTAATCAGATTATGGTCAAGCAGTTGAAGAATCGTTATAGTGACCCAAATTATTATAAGAGATTCATTGTTGGTATTGACAGGTCTAAGATGAAGTTATATAATGTCGAGATGTCAGCGCAGGAAGATATCGCTGACTCTGGTGAGCAAGATGATACGCCATTATTCGACAAAAGTAAGTTTGGTAAACGAAGCTCTATAGATGCGTCAGGGTTTCAATTTTAACGGAGAATAAAATGGTAAAGGTATACGTAGCACCAAAATATTATGAGAGCGAGCATTTGCTTGGCTTGTTTCTTGATGAGCAACATTATGACATTCTAGTTGAAGAAGATATGGATTGTTATCTTCCAGCATCATTCGGTGCTGATTCAGTTGTTGATGAATCTAGAATTGCTTTCAAGTTTAGAAAGAACTTCTTCGGCAAAGAAGAACAAGACGCAGCATATGCTGGACTTCGAGATGCCGCAGTCAGAACTGAAAATCGTGGTCTTGCTTCAGGTATTAAAGCAGGAACTTCAGTCAATGGCGAAGGTCGTGAGTGGGTAACTAATTATCAAGAAGAACTTCTACAGGGATTGCTTGATGCTAGAGATGCTGCTATCGTAAACGAAGATATCATTGATGTTCTGCGTGCGAAATATCCTACTGAAGAATCTCGTCTGAAGGCATTGGGTTCAGGTAAGAATAATGTTTGGGTTATCTCTCGCTTCCGTGGCAAGTTTAACTTTGATGAGTGGGTTGATTCTATCAAGCCATTGAATCGTGAAGAGCGAGCAAAGGCTACTGAAGAAACTATGAAGATGGTTTCTGAAACTTCTTATGGCAATCCAGTTGACTCTGGTATTGCTGGCTGGTTCGATCGTTATCCTCGTATCCCCTATGGTCGAGCAACAACTTACACTCGTGACAACTTTGAGAAGTTTAAGATGGCATATCCATTCTTACAACATCTTGCTAAAGGTTTCAAAGAATTGCTACCTGAAAGATATGCTGCTCAGAAGGCAGCAACTGACAGCATTGACTCTAGATTTGTTATTCCTGAAACTCCATTTACTACTGTTACTGTTAATAAAACTTTCAGAACAGCAGCGCACAGAGATGCTGGCGACTTTACCAAAGGTATGTCTAATCTGTTGACCTTATCTAATGATGGCAGATACAGTGGTGGCTATCTTATCTTCCCAGAGATTAGAGTAGCAGTTAATGTTCGTCCAGGCGATTTGCTTCTTGTTAACAATCATGAGATTATTCATGGTAACACACCTATCGTGTGTGAAGAAGGTTCAGAGCGTGTGTCTCTTGTTGTATATCTTCGTGAGAATATGCTTGAACTTGGTAGCAAAGAGTATGAAGATGCTCGTTATGAGTTTGTTGAGGGTAGGAGAACAAACAAAGAGCATCCTGAATGGCGCAAACTGTGGAATGGTGTTTCTCCAGGAATGTGGTCTAGCCAGGAATGGTACGATTATCTTGGAAGTAAACTAGGTCAGGATACTCTCGTTAAGTATCATCCTGAGTCGCAGAAAACTTCACTAGAGGAATTCTTCGCATGAAGAAGGGATTTACTTGCTCAACATTTGATTTGCTTCATGCTGGTCATATTCTTATGCTGGCTGAGGCAGCGAAGCATTGTGATAAGTTGATTGTTGGATTACAAACAGATCCAACAATTGACAGACCAGACACCAAGAACAAACCTGTTCAGAGTATTGTTGAACGCTACATACAATTAAAGGCAGTAAGATGGGTTGATGAAATTATTGTTTATCAAACCGAGAAAGACTTAGAAGATTTGCTGAAGATTCTTGACATCAATATTAGAATTCTTGGTGAAGAATACAAAAACAAAGATTTTACTGGGAAAGAAATTTGCCTTAAAAGAGGAATCGAGTTATACTTTAATAAGCGTGAACATACTTTCTCTACAACAGAACTGAGACAAAGGGTAAAAGCAGAATGAAGATTTTTATTCCCATGCATACCTTCAATAATTTTGGAGGTATCATTAATCATAATGAGCAATTGATTGCTGGTCTGAAAGACTTGGGTCATGATGTAACCTTTGCTTATATTAAACCAACGCACACTGATCCTAGACCAGTAGATACAACTGTTTGCCCAGAAG